AATCAATTATTAATACCAGCGGTATAGGACCCCCTGTTGCTAAAAAAGGCCAGTTCTTATTTTCTAGAACAGGTATTTATTATGATTCTTATGGAGGAGGTTTAGATTATGAAGGGTGTATTACTAATATAGTAAGTGCGGTTTATTTTGATTCTTCTGGGCCTATCTTAGGAAGAGGGGTTCCTTCTCAAGCAGTTAAATGGATGCTACAGTACAATCCAAACTTAGGAGGAAAAGGAAAATCAATATCTTGGAACACTTTTAACCAGTGGGTAGATACGGTTTTTGATATGGAAACCATAAGTGAAGACCCTAGCATCCAAGAGTTCTATGATGATGATCATTTTTTACAAGTTTTAATTGGACAGAGAAATAGAGAAGTATATGATCTGTCTACACTAATCACTGATTATCAGACTGAGGGATATGGAGAAGATTCAGCACTTTTAATTAACCAAAGACAAGTATTATATTCTAAAATCAGTTCTCATGATAATAAGATTAATAAAAGAAAGAAGCAAATTGAGATCCATGTTATATTATCACCCGATGATAACCCTGCCATTATGGGTCAGATCCCTATTAATAATTTAAAATCCTTAGATAAGAGTAAGATAAAAGCTCAATTAGGCTTACAAGAAAGAATAATGTTTCAACCTGATGAAGTATCAGGTATTGTACTTCCGTTATGCCCTGAGTATATAAAAAGTGATGTACCCCAAGATGAGTTTACAGTAGAGGAATTAATGGTGGCTCCTGTGGGAGTGGGGGGAATTATTAATACTGATAAAGATTTAGAGTCGGGTACGAGTGGAACTGTGTTATCATTAAATGATCATATTACAACTGATAAATTAGTAGCTATTTATAATTTCTTAGATACTGATTTAGTTAATCCTAATTCTACAAAATATAAAGTTCTTAACTGTACTACTAGTTCTTCTAGTGAGAAAGCTGCCCAATTAGTAGCATCTTCTATTGATAGCACTTTCCCTTCGGGAATAGGTCTTCCTTATTTTAGAGGAGTTTGTAATCTATTCTCTGGTACAGATGGGGACGGAAACCCCAAAGTCTCTAGTTATACTTCTAATGATGAGTATCTTTTAAGCCCTTATAGACCTTATAGTTATGCTCGTCTGGAGGGAGGTTGGAATGATATTGATAGTCTTTTGTATGCTAGTGGAGGAGCTACAATTGAATCCTGGGTTCATGTGCCTGATTTAGCAGATGCAAATAGTAAGGGATGGAATACGGATAGTGAGGTATCAGCCCTGCATAGGGTGATCTTAGGGTGTGAGAACAGAGGAGGGACCTTATCCTCCGTTGACGACAAGTGGATTGTGGGTCCTGCTAACGGCGATACTGCGGTTAAAGGACTGCTTATGGGGTTCTCTAGAGATAGAAGATTAACGCAAGGGGCTGCACCTAGCAATAACCCCAGTGATAATAGTATTGATAGTGGTCTTGTTTTTTACATGGCCCCTACTCAATCAGTAAACACAAGTGGGGTAACTTTCTTAAATGCATCTGCTGATGAAGGGAATTGCCCTCATGATTATGCAGGAGCATCTGGTTTCTATGGTATAACGATAGATACTTCAACTGCTGTGAGCGGGATTAAATTTAATGATGTCTCTTCTAAATTCTGTTTAGCAACGACTACTATTGATTATAGTAGGGATTTAGTAAGTATTTATCTAAACGGAGTTTTAATGAAGTCTCAAAGTATCCAGGCTACTTTTGGAATAGCTACTTCTCCAAATATACCTAGTCTAATTGATACGAGTTCTTTCCAGTATACGGATACTTTTGAAGGTACTTTACCTAAAAACGCGCCCTTCTTCCCACCTAATAGTTTAGGCTCCAATGATTTTTGGTATTGGAATGGTCCCCAATTCAGGGGTAGGGGAGGTTCTCCTCCTATTACTCCGTGGATTATTGGAGGAGGCTATACGGATGGTATGCACTGTAGGGAATTATCTACCTATACTCCAGGAGTGACAAACGGTATGAATTTTATGGGCGGTAGATGGGGTGGTAGAAAAAGTGGTCTGTATGGGTTCTTAGGTAGTTTTAAACTATATAATAAAGCAATAGCTTCTAATGAAGTTCTAAAAAATTATAATGGACAAAAAGGGTTCTTTGAGAATCTTAAAACCTAATGGCTACTACTACTATACATAACACTTATGGAGTTCCTGTATCTCTTTCTGTAAAAAAGAGTATAGCATCTGAGCGTAAGCGCAGAGCGGGGTTCTCGTATCCTTTAATAGAGCCTTTAGATAATACTGTACCCCCTGGAGTACCTCCGAAAAATACCTCACAGTCTAATTATTTTAGTAAGGCATATGGTGTAGAGTTAATTAGAAACAATTTACGACAATTACTTCTTACTCAAAAGGGAGAAAGAGTAATGCTTCCTGAGTTTGGGCTAGACTTAAGAAGATATGTATTTGAGCCATTAGATGAAACTACTTTTAATTTAATAAGAAGAGATATTTTGTTAACATTATCTACTTATTTTTCTATAGCGAAACCTTTAGTCTTAACAATTAGTAGTGACGATAGAGAAATAGAAAACCATACTTTACGAGTAGAATTAACTCTCCAGCTTTTGGATGAGTCTTTAGATATATTTGATGTTGAGGTTAGATTAGGATGATTTTTTCAGGAACAACTACTACAGACTTTATGAAGTTGGGTGCTATCCCAGATAGAAAAAAGCAAGACTTTATTGATTATGCAGGTAATGATTTTTACTCTATTAGAGCAGATTTAATAGAATATATTAAATCTGTATACCCTGAAGATTATCAAAACTTTTCTGAATCAGATTTGGGTATGATGCTTATTGAGATAGTATCCTATATGGGAGCAGTTACCTCTTTAAAAGCAGACATGCTTGCTAATGAAAATTATTTGCGTACTGTAAAGAATAGACACAATTTAAAAAAGCTTTTAGAGTTAGTAGGAGTATCCATGAAAGGTCCTCTTGCGGCTGCTGCGGGGGGTAAACTTACTTTAGATTCAGATCCAGATGTAGCTAATTTTCCTTTACATTATAATACAGGATCCAGAGTATTTTCTATAACCTCTAAAGAAGATGGGGAGCCTGCTAATTATACTATTTATAAAGTAGTAGATAATGCTATTCAAGATATTCAAAATAGTGATGGTATGATTTATTTTGAAGGAAGTGAAGCTGATAACGCTTTGAGTAGTGTGTTTACTAATGTGGCCTTTCTAGAAGGATCTCTTAATAGACAGCAAGGGACTTTTGATACTTTAGAATCTAATAAAACAATACCTTTATTAGACAGCCCTATCATTGATGGAAGTGTACAAGTCTATGTTAACGCTGGTGATGGTCATATAGCAACAGGGGCTTATAAACAAGTAGAAAGACTGTATTCAGCATCTGGTGGAGATGATAAACTTTTCCAAGTAGTTTATAATGACAGCTATGCTGCCACTGTTGTATTTGGGGATAACGCATTAGGGCTTTCCCCTCCTCAAGGGTCTACCTTTACAATTCTTTATCGTGTAGGGGGAGGACCCAGAGGTAATACTATTCAATCAGCTATCAATGTTAATACTACTATTGTTGGTGCTGATGATCGGGTTTTTAATGCTGTTACCGAGAATAGAACAGCGGCTACTGGTGGAGCTAATGCTGAAACTTCTGAACATGCTAAAAAGTATGCTCCTTATACTTTTAAAAGACAGGATCGTGTGGTTACACTAGAAGATTATATTGCTATAGGTAATACTTTTAGATCAAAGCAGGGGACTATAGGAAAAACAACTGCTGTAGTAAGAGATGCTTTCTCCTCAGCGAATGTGATTGATGTTTATACTCTGGAAAGAGATACGCCTATTACTTTGCAAAAGGCATCTACTTCTTTTAAGAAAGAATTATTAGAAGAGATTGAACCTAAAAAAATGTTAACTGATGAGGTTGTAGTAGTAGACGGTCTTATTAGAACTTTAGATTTGGTGGTAACTATCAGAATAGATAAAGATTTAGAGCCTATAGAAGGTGATATTCAACAACAAGTATCCACAGTAATTTTAGAACATTTTAATACGGATAATTTTGATTTTGGAAAACCTTTTGTAGCTATGGAGCTTAATAGAGATATTTTTGCGTTGCCTCAAGTTCGATATTCTACCGTAGATAATGTTCCCCAGGTGATTGATGTGGAGTTTAATGAGATTATTCAATTAAATAATTTTACAATTAATACAGTTCTGGTGTAATGTCAAGAAGATATGTAAAAAGCTCTAAGTTTAACAGTCTGGATCAGCCTGTTCCTGAGATTGTAGCTGTAGTTTCAGCTAAGGATAATGTAGAGCAGACTAAAAAAGCACAAACTTATTTTAAACAGAACTATTTAGAAGCTATAAAAAAGATTATTCCGTCTTTTTATTTTAGTGATGAGCAGACCCTGAGTGGGGAGCATATTGGTTTTGTTAATCAAGTTATAAATAGCCACTTAGTTGCTAATGCTCATCAGGCTACTATCCTTCCTCTTTCCTCCTTAACGGATGACACTTATTTATCTGCGATAAATACACCATCAGGATTTGCTTCTTATTTCTTTAAAGATCAAAACCCTGCTACTATATCTCCTGATGATTTTGAAAGATATTTCTTACTTCCCCTAACAAAGAGTTATAAAGCCTATTCCTCTAGTGGGGAGTTTTTAGATTATATTAGTGGAACCTTTCTTCCAACAATCCCTGTTGATGTAGGGGTTCAAAACTTAGCCACTCTTACAGCAAGCGCATACGCAAATGATTCTTCTGGTACTTATAAGTTTTTAGCTGATAATTTAGGGTGGTTGTTCTTTTTAAATAGAGAAGGTCCTACTGACGGTTTTGATCCCTCCAACGCAGTAGCTGAATTAATCACTACTAATCTATGGAAAGGAAGATCTATTGTTCTAGAAGATACCATAAACATTTATCAAGAATACTTATGGAGAAATAAGCAATGGTGGGGGATTGACGATATTGTTCCTACTTCTTATTTGTCTTCTGTCGAGATGAGTGCTGGTACATGGACTAGCGGTACGCAGTTATTAGACAACCTTAAAACTTTAAATAGTATTATTTATTCTCCACACTACCTCAACAGCCCAGACCAAAAGGTGGAGGATGCTTTTAATACTTATATTAATACAGAGGCTAAAATAACCGATGTTCAAAATGTAGGACCGTTTACTAGATTTTTGGAAGGTACTTCCTTTAGCTTGGCAGATAGAACAAATGAGGGGAATGAACTTGGGGTTCTTTATGATATAGGAAAATGTCCAGACGAGTTTTTAGAGCTTTTAGGTGAGTTGATTGGTTGGCGTATGATCGGTGCAGATGTTGATAAGTGGAGAGTTCAACTTAGAAATGCGGTCTCTATTTATAAAGCTAAAGGAACTAAGAAGTCTATTCAAATTTTATTAGATCTTCTTTTTGGGACTGATGTATACAATGTTGATGCCCATATCCAAGAGCTTTGGGAGTCTTACTTACCAGACCTTCTTTACTATTCTTTAGCTACAAGTTCTGCTGCATTTAAAAACTTTAAAACTTATACTCCAGAAGTTGCCCAACAGTTAGGAATTCTAGACTATTCTTCTAGTAGTATGGATGTTAATGTAAAGTACGCTGTTGATACTATTCTCTTTAATCTCGTTAGGGAATTCCCAGATCAGTTTATGTTGGGAGGAAAGCCTTTTCCAACATTAGCTTTTGTTTATCCTATTGATGCCCAGAAAATAGATTGGCTTTTAGGACTAGAGCCTGATATAGCTGTGTGGGAAGGTCCTTATCATTATATTGATTATGATGATGGAAGAAGAGTTTATAGAACTGGAGAGGTAGAAACAGAGGATTCTATTACAATAAAGCTTCAATACGATCCTAGGTTTGTTTTCCAGTATAGAGGCAGAGAGTTTTATATTCCTCCATATGAGAAAAGGCAGTACTATACGGACTGTATGGTTAGTAATAAATTAGTTGAAAGGGTGGCTTATTACTTACAGTGTTACGGAGTAGATAAAACATTTACTGCATCAGTTGTAAAATACATCAGAGAATATACCACTGAGACGGTGGATACTACTAGAATTTTAAACGCTTTCCTTATGTTTGGGACTGATCCTACTTATCCTCCCAATTATGATGTAATTATTAAGGAAGCTACCAAGGATAAAACTCCTGATCCTGTTAGTCTTCTTAGTCTGTGGAATGGAAAATCTTCTCACTTCTTGATGATGTTTGATGCTAGTAGTTTTGATTGGGGGTCTCACTTATTAAGTTACAATACCCATTACGGTCTCTCACAGATGCTTAAAATCTTGGATCAAGTGGTCCCTGCTCACGCCATTCCTGAAGTTATTCTATCTCTATCCAGTGTTATAGATGGTATGGATGCGATAGCGGATAATGATTGTAGAGAACTACGACCGAATTTTTATGATCTCTATGAAGGATCTTCTACTGTTACAACTGGATTTGCAGTTAGTGCGGTAGATATGGCTGCTATGGCAACTACTAATGGTCTCCTCCCTAATCGCTTTAAACGAGGTCAAGTGGAGGATACCCATGATTTCTTACTCTCTGGTAATACCTTTCAACCTTTAGATTCAGTTAATAGAAACTCTTTACGAAGAAGAAATTATCATAATCTCTTACCAGAGACTAAGATGTTTACGAGAATAGGAAGAAATAATCCAGGCTCATTAACTCTTTCAAACTCTTATTATACATCAGCTATTGGGTATATCCCTTTAGGG